CTGCAATGTATTCTGCTAAATCTAATCTAAACTGTTCTTTACCAATATCATTTGTAACAGTTTCAAACTGTTGTTGATCCATTACAGGTAGCTTATTTTCATCTGCATATTTACTTAGGTATTTCATTATTCCACTTTCTTAACATCCAATATATAAATCCATATATTATTATAACACATACTATTGCTATTGTCAATTGCATATTAAAATTTATCTGTTTGATTTCCCCAACTATCCCAACCACTTCTTTGCGTTCTAGCAAACAGTTCTATATAGGGTCCCTCTAATAAGTTCTCTATATGATTGTACATTATATCTGGCTTTCTACTATGTTCTCTACGCTTTTCTACAACTAGTTGTGGCACACTTTTTGATAGTCTTTTAGGTTTGCCCTTTGTTGCAAGTAAACACATTTCAGGATTACCTCTAGTCCAATAACCTAGACCTGTGAAAAAACCTTCAGATTTTTTATTTGTCTTTGCCCACGTAAAGGCTACAGTTTTGTATTTAAACCCCCAAGCATTAATCACTTCAAAGGCCTTATCTAATAAAGGATCAACAACCCACATTAATAAAACTGAATTATCATTTGCAATTTTACTAACAGGTAGATTGCATATGTCTTTTAAATTCATCACACTATAATGATTTTCAGGACTTCTATCTTTACCTTTGTCAGAAAAGGTTTTAAATGTCCAAGGTGGATCAGCGTATATTACGTTATACTTTTTATTAATGTCCATATCAATAATATAATAATTAAAAATCTAGGAATGCTCCAATCAGTTTTAATTGCTAATATGCCTCCTGTTGCATATCCCCAATGTATCATAACCATTAGTAAAAAAAATTCTATCATAATTTTTCTCTAATTTTTGTAGCAGATATTTTTTGTATATCTTCTGGTAAAACTATTTCTTCTATTTTGTAACCAACACCCCTACCATAACAAATATTAGTAATATTAGGTACAACCATAATTTCATACATACCGTGATAACTTGCTAACGCTTCTTTAATGTTTTTTTCTACTTTCTTAACATCAAAAGGATTATCTTTAGAAGTCGGCATTGCTCTAATCATAATAATAACTTGACCTGTTTTCTTCAATGCCTTTTTAAATAGCTCTTGATGACCTTTATGCCAAGGCTGCCATCTTCCTAACATCATGGCTGTGGGTCTGTTATAATCTATTTTGGATTTCATAAATTAAATTTTTCATAAATGTCATTTTTAATTAAATACGCCCACATACTTGCCTCAAGGTGTGTTACAATAAAGTCAGGATTTTTAGGTTTTTCAAATAACTTATTTGTATCTTCAAATCTACCTATCTTAATTGTGTTCATCCATATTGTGTAATCAGCATCAAATTCTTTTCTTGTATATTCCGTTGGACAAACAAAATCTGCAATTACGTTTCTATTTTTACTAGTTGCTTGATAAGCAAGCAATCTCATTCTGTTTGCTTGTCTATCTCTACCTTCTATAGTAAAATCCCAATCGTTTGCTTCTTCTCTTACTTTATCTGCATTGAGCCATACAGCATTAAACATGGGTACTAGCAATTTTGCTAGTGTTGTTTTACCTGAACCTGGTAATCCAAATATCAATATTTTCACCCGAAGAATGCCTCCAAACTAGCTTCCTTTTCAAGTTTCCAACCAATAGATTCTAAAATAAATCTTAAAGGATCAGTAAATGTTTTTTCAAATTGCATATCATAATCAACATATTTGTGTAATTCAAATTCTTGTGGTATTTTTGTAGCAAAAGAAATAACTGTATCTTTAACTGTATTTGGTTGTTTTAACATTAAAAATTTAATTTTATCACCATTTTTAATTAAGGGATATTTTCTTTCAAGTTTGTGTCTATGTATATTGTAATTATATATCAAAGAACCTTTTACGTGAATAGGTGTTCCTTTGTTATAAATCTGTGATGAGTTTGTGTACTTATCTAAATTATTACAAGACCTAGGAAAGGCAACTTCTTCAGGTGATAGTGTTTTAAATACTTCTTTAAAATCACTTACAAACTTAATTAGGTCTTCTTCGCTGTTATTCATAATCACACGAATAGCATCCTTAATCTTACCTCTACAGACTTCAGGTGTAGATGATTTGACTGCTTCAACACCCATAATCTTTAGTTTAGGTATATCAAATCTGATACCTTCTTCATCAAATACATTCATCATATATCTTTTTTTAGCAACCCATATACCTTTATTAGCAATTGCTTCACGTTTCATAATCATTTTTTGTTGATAAGCATTTACGTAATTAGTAAGATTTTGAAAACTATCATCAATTACTTTTTGTATCTTATCTTCAGCTGCCTTGTCAATAAAATCCACTATTTGATTTATTGTTTTATCTTTACAAACCTTCTCTACAAGTTTGTCTAATCTTAAATAAATTGAATCTGTATCTGACGCAACAACATAATTTATATTATTGGTATTTAAAATCTTGTTCATAAATCTATTGACATCTCTTTCAACCCAACGAATAGATAGTTGACCACCAAGTGTAATTGCTTCTGCCTGTTTTACATCAAAGTACCTAAAATATTGATTACCAATTGCACCATAAGCTGAGTTAAGTGCAATCTTTTTTGCCATCTGTATATTGTGGCAACGAGAAATCTCGTTTAAATAGATTGGGTCTTTTGTCTTTTGATATTCTTTCTTGGCTTCAATTGCCTTTTTCTTATATACTACACGTTCGGTATACATCTTCTCCATAAGTTCAGGTAAGAAACCTTGTTTATCTCTTTTAAACATAGCGCCGTTTGGTGCAATAGTCACGTTACGATCTTTTGCCCATTTGAGATTTAATCTTTCATCTAAAAAGTTTTCTACACCTACTGCTTTAGGTTCTGTACCTACAAACGTTTCAGGACTAATATTGTATTGCATAATTAAATGTGGATACAAACTGTTTAAATCAAACGAAACAATCCAGTTATGTAAACCTAGTTGTGGATCTTTTACATATGCACCTTCGTATTGTGAATCTTTTATTTGATCTTCCCTTGGTGGTATAATAATATTTTTTTCTAGTAGATGATTGTAGATTAAAGTATCCCAGCAACGTACTTGTGAATATACATCTGTATAATTTACTTTATAATCATAAGCCATGGTTAAACATAGTTCAATCAATTTCATTTTGTCCTCTAGTCTGTCAACTAACTCAACATCTTGGATATTATATTCAACAAATCTTTGATAATCTTTGGTATAAAAATCTTTAAATGTTTCATAAGGATTATCCAACTTTTGTTCGCCTAGTTCTACCTTAGCAATATAATCTAGCTTATAAGACTCTTGCCTTACATAAGTAAATTTTCTGTACAAATCAAAATAATCTAATACTGAAACGCCAAGTATATTCCAAAACTGTGAGTTTTTATTTCCCATTTGTACTCTATCAGCATTAACATAATTCCACGGCGACATTTTATTGATTGTATCATTATCAAATATAAATCTCATTCGATTCATAAGATATGGTATATCAAAAAATTTTACATTCCAACCAGTAACAATATCAGGATGATTTTTACACCAGAATTTAAGAAACTCTAGTAATAGATGTTTTTCATTTTGACATTTTATATAAGTTACATTGGATTTTTTAGAAATAAACTCGCCTGTACCCCACGTCAATATTTGTTTGTTGCTGTGATTTTTTATTGTAATACAGATAACTGTTTCTTTTGCAGTATCAGGATCGGGAAAGCCGTTCTCACACTCGGTTTCTATATCAAGTGTGAATATCTTTATATAGTTTTTGTTCCATCGCATTTCGCCCTTATATTCGTCAGCGATGTACTGATAATTATATCTATTCATACCATAGATTTTATATTCAGGTATGCCGTTATATTCGTTGTAGAAATTTTTAGCTTTTACAATCGAATCAAATCTTTTTGATTTAAGATTTATGCCGTCTAGTGTTTTGTATTTTGATTCTTCGTTTGTGGGTAAATAAAGATTAGGACTATAGTTGATTCTACTTAGGTATGATTGACCGTTATTGACACCTCGGATGAGTAGTTTACCTTTATGCTCAACAACGTTTGTGTAAAAAGTACTCGCCAAATTCATATAATATTATAACACAAAGACTTTAAAAAGTCAATGTTATGTTATTATTGATTTTTTAGGTGTTAATAATGAGCCTGTATTTTGCTCATAGGCACTTTTCATATTGTTATCTGGATTTGTTTCCGTAACTATGTTTGCCTTTTTAATTTTTATTACTTCGTCTTTTGTGTAAGGTATGTAAGGATGAAACCCAATTTGCATAGGTTTACCTGGTTGACCTTGCATTGGAATTAATACAAAAGGTCTTTTAATTGCTTGATGTAATTCAGTTGTATCTTCATCAACTGGCGTACCAATCACATCCTCACCTGTGGTGAGTCTATATAATTTAATCATAATATACTCCTATTCAGTTTTTGATTCTTCAGTAGTTTGTTTTTTGCCAATATTATATTTTGCTTGTAAAGTCCATTCATTTTTTTCTTTAAAAGCAATTATCTTAATTTGTGATAAAGGTGCTTTGTTTTCAGCAGCCTTTGGATTTACAATTGTCAATAAATTCCAATCTTGTAATAAAACTGATATTGTGTTTCTTCTTTGTACATCATTTTCAACTAAAGTTGCTTTCTTACCATCTAAGGCAAACAACTCTTTAAAATGTACTATGTAATATTTTCCTTGTTTGTGTAGTATGTGACAAGATTGAAACAACGTTTTATCTTTACGACTTGCAACACCTATTCGGGACAAAGTTTCCCTAATCTTCAAAAAATCATCTGGCTGTTTGAGTGTAACCTCTAACATATGCTCAGGTGACCAATTAAAACTTTCTTCACTCATTTTTTTCTCCCACCTTTATCTAACTTCTCTTTGATAAAGTCTAATTGTTTTTTATCTAGTATGTCAAGTGCTACTTTTGCTTTTTCGTTGCTATAACCATAATATTCTTTTACATACTCTAAGCTCTTCGATTTTGCAGTGGTTGTCCACTTGCCTCCAAATCGTTTTCTTTTTCTTATACTATTTAGTAGAAAATGAAATTGAAGACGTTTGGTGAGGCTATGATGAAAATTCATCTCGTTTGCCATCATTATAGTGTCCACATGTTGTGATAGACAACGGTTAATTATATACGGTGGATATTTTTTTTCCCAGGTCAAATCGTCACCATCAAGCAAATTAACTTTTGTCCAGTTAATTGCATTTAGATAATCACTCAATTTATATTCAATCATAATATACTTTCTGGTGCCGCTTCACGGACTTGAACCGCGGACCTACTGATTACAAATCAGTTGCTCTACCAACTGAGCTAAAGCGGCATTTATTAATGTTTTTTTCCGTGTTTGTTATGTCCTTTATGAGAACCCATATAGTAATCGCCTGGTTCATAATCCCATCTCTTACCGTGATGACCTCTTATATCAGCATACCACATTCTCAACTTCACTATCAAAGTTCTAAAAAGTGTTCTTCTTGCCATTTCGTCCTCTACTTAAATTTACATTCTGCCATGATTTGTGTCAGGCAAGCAACCATATTTATCTCATGGTCTGCCACAAAGGCTGATTTATATTGATAATCGGCGATTGTTAGTACGGCCGCAGGTATAGATTGTGGTTGTAGATGTTTGTATAAAATATCATAGATACCACTAAACAAAGACGATGGATCTTTATCAAGGTTTTGAATAACCCATTTTCTCATATCACCAAATCTTTTTTCTTTTAACATCTTAATCAACTCTTTATTATTGATTTCAGATAAAGAAACAAGTATACCACTATCAATCTTACCTCTTACAGAATATCTTTGTAGTTCGTTAATTGTTCTTCTAAAGTCTGGATAATGTCTTTGTATGAGTTCAGCCAATACTTTTTTATCAAACTCTATGTTTTCTGTTTTAAGTATTTCACCTAGTCTTTCTAAAAATGCAGTAGCAGTTTTTACTTTTTGACCATTTGTAATACGAAAATCAATTACAGTACAACGACTATGTAAGGCAGGTATTATTTTGTTTTTAAAGTTACAAGTAAATATAAATCTACAGTTCTTATAAAACGTTTCAATAAAGTTTCTTAATGCAGGTTGAACACTATCAGCATTCATATAATCTGCCTCGTCTATAATAACAACTTTATGATTTGCACCTT